TTAACAACGCCCATTGCCTATCCGGAATTGAATGTACATATCCTGAGTCTTTGCCAGACTGTGTATGAAGTCGTTGCCGATGATCTCCGGGAAGGTGCTGCGGTTCTGTATCACCCATGTCTGGAAGTCCAGGAAGCACTTCAGCACATCGTCGACGGTGTTCTTTGTCTTGAGGCTTTTGAGTTGATTGACGGCCTTGGCAAAAGCATCAGCATTGAAGTCTGGAGACTCCAGCAGTTCGTTGATCTTGCGGAGGGTCTTCACAACGAGCTCGTCAACGGATATGGTCTTGGCGGCGCGTTTGGTATCCCATCCACCGTCCTCTTTCCACTTGATAAGCGTAGGCGACGAGACGCCGACCTTTTCGCATATATCCTTCTGTGGCACACCCTGCATGTAGAGCAGGTAAGCATATTCGTATTTCTCCGGATGTAGTACTCTTCTGGAGGATGGTGTACGCTTGTCCATATCTTTTTTATGTAAAAGTGCAGCACGCAGGGTGTCTAAACTATTTTTTATGAATGGGATGCACATAACGTTGCATCTGTTGCACAACTATTTGCGAGGGTATTATTGTCGGTTTTCCTTTGCTGTACAACGACACAAAAAACCACTATGCCGGTATCCTCCTTTGTCCTCAACGACCAGTCGCGAATCAACTCCCACGGATTTATCCTGCT